CAAGACAAGTGGAAGCGGAAACGCAGCAACGATAATAGGTACATTAAACGCAACTACTTTAGTAAAGAGTGGTGGCACATCAAGTCAGTTCTTAAAGGCTGATGGCACAGTTGATTCAACTGCTTATCAAAGTGCTTTAACATTAACAACAACAGGAACTAGCGGTGCTTCTACATTAGTAGGAGCAACATTAAACGTACCCACTTATACCTTAGCAGGTTTAGGTGGTGTACCTACTTCTAGAACATTAACTATAAACGGGACTACGTACGATTTAAGTGCAGATAGGACTTGGACTATTAATTCAATGGTTTACCCTTCAGCAGGTATAGCGGTTTCAACAGGTACTGCGTGGGGAACTTCTTTAGTAGATAATTCAGCTAATTGGGATACGGCTTACACTTTGAGAATAACAAGTGCAACTGCTCCTTTAAGTATTAGTTCTAACGTTATTTCAATAGCACAAGCTACTACTTCAACAAGTGGTTATTTATCAAGTACAGATTGGAATACTTTTAATAGTAAGATGCAAGGCGGTGGTTTAACGGCAGGTAAAGTTCCTTTCGCAGTTGGTTCTAATAGCTTAGGGGATACTACTTTAAACTATAATGGTGGTTTCTTTGGTTTTGGTACTGCTGCAAGTACTTACAGAATTGATGTAAGTGGTAGTGTAAACGTAACAGGGAATTACTATGTTAACGGAGTAGCAATAACAACAGGCGGTATAACAGGAAGCGGTACTACAAACTACCTACCTAAGTTTACAGGTGCAAGTACAATAGGGAATAGTTTAATTTATGATAATGGTACTAATGTTATTATTGGAGGTACTACTGTTCCAGATAGTGGATTAAAAACTTATGTTACTAATGGTACTGTTGGATTAGGAAATTATTTAAGTTCAACTATTGGATATATTGGAACTTGGACAAATCATTCTTTAGGATTTGCAATTAATGGGTCTAGTAAAATGTTATTAGATGCTTCAGGCAATTTAGGATTAGGAGTTACACCGAGTGCGTGGGGAAGTCTATTTGTTGTATCACAATATCCATACGGAACTTATTTTGGCGGCACTACATCAGGTGGAAGTGTAATGGGTAATAATAATTATTGGAATGGTACTTCTTATATTTATCAAAATAGTGATTTTGCAACCCAATATCAACAAGCAAGTGGTACACATTTTTGGAGATTAGCTCCTTCAGGAACGGCAGGTAACGCTATAACCTTTACCCAAGCAATGACCTTAACGGCAGCAGGTGGATTATGTTTAGCAACAACTACTCCAACAGTAAGTGCAGGATATAACACATTTTCTTTAAGTGGCTCAACGGGTGGTCAAATAGAGTTTCAAACCGCAGGAGCAGGTAAATCATTTATTTATTCTAATTTATATGATTTAAGGTTTTATACAAGTGGTGGTGCTTTTAGATTTGAGAATACAAGTGGTTTAGAAATTGGTTATTCAGCAGCAATAGGTTTATACAAGCTAGATGTTAATGGTACAGGAAGATTTAGTGGTATTTTAGGGGTTGGGGTTGCGCCAGCCAATTGGGCAAGTTATAATGGTGTTATAGAATTAGGATACGCAGGTAATAATATTCATGTAACAGGAACAAACGATTTAAACATTGGCTCAAATATTTATTATAATGGTGGCTATAAATATGCTACAACGGGTAGAGTCAATCTATTAGAAATGTACAATGGCGAGTATTATTTTAATAATGCCGCAAGTGGAACAGCAGGAGGCGCAGTAACATTAACTAGATTATTGACAATTGCCAATACAGGTGCTGCTACATTCTCAAGTAGTGTAACGGCAACAGAATATAATGCCATAAAAAATGGTTCATCAAGTTTTTCATCTTTTTTTAAATTAACAAGTGCTAGTGGCCCTTTATTTTCACAAAATTTACAACTTGGTGCAGGTGGTTCTTTAGATATTTATGGTTGGAGTGGTGCTTCTTGGAGTAAAAATTTATCTTTAGCGACAACAGGAGAAGCTACATTCTATAACCTTGCAGGTACAGGAAGTAGAGCAGTATTAGCTGATGCAAATGGTTTATTATCTGCACCTGTTTCAGACATATCAGTAAAACAAAATATTAAAACTATTGGATATGGTTTAAATGAAATACTTAAAATGAATCCTGTATGGTTTGATTTTATTGATGGGTACAAGAATTATGGCGAAGGCAGACAAAATGGTAATATAGCACAAGAAATGCAAGCAATAATACCCGAAGCAGTATTTACAACACCATCAACAGGAAAGATGGGTATTAACTACGACCAATTACACGCAGTATATATTAAAGCAATACAAGAGCAACAAGCACAAATAAACGAACTTAAACAACTTATAAACAAATAATATGAAACAAATCGAACCTATCCAAAGTTGGGTAAATGGACAATCAGTAACGGCAACTATTTTAAATGTGCGACCTATTGGCGGTACTTTATTTGTAGAGGCTAAATTTTACTACGCTTTATTAGATAACAATTTAGTAATGGTAGCAGAAGGGAATATAGATATGACAGGCGAAGCTTACCAAAATTGGGGCAATGACGATGAATATACCTATAATTGGGCTGCTTCAAAAGATGTACTTAACCTTACAATCATTGGGGATTATGTTCCACCTGTGCCTGAAGTAGTTTCTGAAGAAAATTTAGATAGTGTAATATAATTTATGTTATATTTTGCAAATAAACTATATATAATCAAACACAATAATTATGAAAGTAGAACTAAACGAAACACAAATTAAGGAATTAGAAGCGTATTTAATGGAAATCCCTGCAAAGTTCGCAAACCCTATCCTACAATTTATCGGTAAATTAGCTAGTGACCAAAACCCACAAGCGGAAACAAAAGAAGATTAATGACCCAACATAGCAACCAGGCTGACACCTTAACAATAGTAAGCGGAGCAAGTGCGTTAATTAGCATTGCATCAATTCAACCTTTATTTACACTATTAGCCAGTTTGGTTGCTATAATTTCGGGAATCTTTGCAATTAGGTATTATATTAAAAAGACGGATAATTTAAAGTAATGAAATATTTAGGCACATTTTTACTAATATCTTTAGTATTAATTTTGCTAAATAGTCAAAGCATAAAAGAAACAAGTACAATAGTAGTTACGGATACGGCATATACGACTAAAACTATTACGAAGTATAAAAAAGGGGATAGTATCCCTTTTGTTATTTTAGACACTATTTACAAAACTATACATGATACGAATTTTATCGTAAAAGACTATTCTCATTTTAAGGCTTATAGCGACACTTTAAATATTGATTCAAGTACTATTATCATTAATGACACGATAGGCGAAAATAGGCTAGTTTCTAGGTCATACGAGGCTAATATAAAAGAACGTACTATTACCATTACTAACACTATCCCCGAAAAGAATAGATTTTACATTGGCGGGTTAGCTAATTTTAATTATATAGGTGCGGGAATAATATATAAAACACCTAAGCAATTAATAGGGGTTAGCTATAATTCGGACAAATCAATAAACCTAAGTTATTATGTTAGAATTTTTTAAAAACCTATTAGCAGATGAACGGGGTAGTTTATCGCATAAACGTATTATAAGTCTTATAGGTGCTTTATGTTTGTTTATAACCTTTGTTATTAGCAAAGATGCTAAAATAGGTGAATTAGTCTTTTATCTTGTTTGTGCTTCAATGGGTTTTGCAACCATAGATAAATTTTCAAAATGAAGCCAACAGAAAAACTAGCCTTTAAACTAGCTTTTGTATTTTGGATTATTAACTTAATATATTTTACATGCCAAAGATTTCAGAACATTTAGAATTAGCGGAATTAGTACGTAGCGAATCCGCAAAGCGTTTAGGAGTTAGCAATATGCCAACCGAAGAACATTTAGCCAACCTAAAGAAATTAGCCGAAAAAGTATTCGAGCCTATCCGTAATAATTTCCGCTGCCCTATCTACATTAGTAGTGCTTATAGAAGTCATAGTCTTAATAATGCTATTGGAGGGGTTAAAAATTCACACCATTTAAAAGGAATGGCTATCGATATTGATATGGATGGAACCGACAATGGAGTAACTAATAAAGATATATTTGAATATATAAAGAATAACATTACTTTTACACAATTAATTAACGAGTTTGATTATTCGTGGGTTCATGTAAGCTACGATGAAAACAACTTAAAAAAAGAAATACTAAAAGCCACTAAGCAAAACGGACGAACTACATACACTAAAATTTAACTATGACAAACCAACTAAGAACAAAACGTAGAAGACTATTTTTCGATGTGGAATCCAGTCCGAATATCGGTTTCTTTTGGCAGGCGGGTTTTAAATTACAGATAGGTCCACAGAACATTATTAAAGAACGAGCCTTAATATGTATTTGTTATAAGTGGGAAGATGAAAAGGAAACACATAGTTTGAATTGGGATGCAAAGCAATGTGATAAAAAAATGTTAGTTGCATTTGTTAAAGTAGCAAACGAAGCTGATGAATTAGTAGGACATAACGGGGATAAGTTTGACCTTGCATGGATACGCACTAGGTGCCTATTTCATGAAATAGAAATGTTTCCTACTTATACTACCATTGATACCCTTAAAATTGCTAGAAGTAAGTTTAAATTCAATTCTAATAAGTTAGATTACATAGGTAAGTTTTTGGGGATAGGGCAGAAGATTAAAACTGATTTTAGTTTATGGACCGACATAGTTTTAAAGAAGGATAAAATAGCTATGGACAAAATGATTAAGTACTGCAAGATGGATGTAATCCTATTAGAAAAAGTATTTAAGAAATTATCTAATCACATAATGGCTAAGACACACTATGGTGTTATCTTTGGTGGTGATAGAGGTAGCTGCCCCGAATGTGGTTCTACCGACCTTATGCGTAGAGGTACAAAAGTTTCCGCTACTGGACTTAAGAAGGTGCAATACCAATGTAAGACATGCTTTAAGGCACACACCAAAACTGATAAGTAATGAGTTTTGAGCAAGAACATTATAGCAAGAATAAGATACAACCGATTGACTATATACTAGCTAACGATATGGACTTTGTAAGTGGAAACATTATTAAGTATGTCACTAGGTACAAGCATAAGAACGGGCTAGAAGATTTAAAAAAGGCTAAACACTATTTAGAAATATTAATTAATAACTATGAGGTATCCAAAGGGGTGGAATAAATTATCACTAAACGAACAAGAAGCATTTTTAATAAAAGAGTATCAAAAGATTTGCACCCTTGAGGCTAGTGTAAAAAAGATATTAGCTAGTGTAAGAGGTGGAAATAAATACATTGCATTAGATAATGAAGATAGACCAGACCTTATTCAATTAAAGGGTGAATAGAATTAATGTAATATATAAAAAACTAGGTAGACATAAAGTACATGGATACGCAAATCTTGGTGATAACGAGATAGAACTAGACGTACGTTTAAAAAATAAAAAGCACTTAGAAATATTAATTCATGAGTGTTTACATATTCTTTTTCCCGAATTAGAAGAAGACGAAATAGTAGAAAAGTCAATTAAGCTAGTCAATACTATATGGCTAGAACATTATCGTAGGGTTGAGAATCAAAACGATGTTCCCTTACAAGATGGTACGTTATAGCATATTTTTCTAATATGTTAATTTTAAGTTAATTCAAAAATAATTCCACAAATTTGTCTTTTATATGTTTATAAGGTGTATATTTGTATAACAAAAAAACACAAACTATGTCAAACTACAACGACCCTTATTTAGAATTGTGGGGTAAAACACAATTAAAAGCTGCCGACTATGCAGGTGCATTAGGATTTTCACAAGGCACATTAAAAGAAATTATAGAAGCTGCCAAATTAGGTGATACAATTAGAGTGCGATATTTAGCACAAGGTGCATTAGAAAATATTAATAATGTATGTATTAAATATGATTTAGTATGACACTAGAAACATTATTAGATAACTTTAATATGTATCGTAAATTATCTAGCACTAACAATCCTTTTGTATTTAAACAATCCGACTACGATAAGTATTTATACTACAAACAAAAGTTAAAAGAGTATGCACAAAAAGAAGGCTATAAGCCAGGCGGCAAACTTAACCCTACTAAGTTTATACCGATGTCGGATTTTACAGAAGTTATCGAGAATTATCAATTTTAAAAATAAACAACTATGAAAGAATTATTACAAGCACTTGCACAATTTAACAAACAAGTACTACCAATTACTAAGGGTGCTAACAACCCTTTCTTTAAATCTAAGTTTGCAGATTTAACAACTATTCAACAAACAATTAAGGAGCCATTAGCGGCTAACAAATTGATTATTACACAAGCTAACGTGTGGATAGATGGACACATGTTTGTAGAAACTAGGGTATGGTATACCGAAACTGGTAACTATATCAATTCAGTTTTTCCCGTTATCGTTAACAAACAATCGGCTCAAGATTATGGTAGTGCCGTTTCATACGCTAAGCGTTATTCATTAAGCGGACTACTTAACTTAGTTATTCAAGATGAAGACGACGACGCAGAAAAGGCAACGGATAGAAAGCCAAAGGATGAAGTAGGACAAGATAAAAGGTTATATTTGCTTACACTATTAGAGGCTAAAGACTACGCTGATAACATTAAAGATAAACTAGCTTTAAAGATTGAAAACATGACCACAATGGTTCAATACAATGAAGCGTTAAAATCCTTAAAGTAATGAGAGAATACACACTAGAGTTTTTAACAACAAAGGCGGAGGCTATGCTAGATTATCTAGCTAAGCCCCTACCTAAGAACGACACCATAGACTTTCATAACGAACTATTTAAGCGTATTGAATCCCTTAATATTTGTATGAGCCAAAGTGGTGAGTTTAAAACCGCTGCCGAATATAAAATAGACTGCGTTATAGATGGCGAAATAGGAAGTAAACTAGATGAAATAATGGATGGCAAATTAGCTACGTCTACAATCAATATGTGGATTAAGTCTAAGGCTAAGGAATGGACACGTTTAAAGAATGCCTTTGATAGAATCAATGCTTCGAGTGTTCACCAAATAGATGCTATCCGTTCTATACTATCATTTGAAAAAGCTAAAATTAACTTATGAGTAAATTAAACGAATGGGGTATAAAGGTTTTAAAAACAGAATACCCACAAAAAACAATCGAGTTTAACGTGTGGATTACACAATTAAAAGTATCTTCGTGTTATCGGGATAGGGAAGGTATTATCAAAGCTGGAGATTTAAACAAACAATATAACTTTTTAAAATTAAGAAAATGACACAAAAACTACAAGTATTAAACCACTTAAAATTCGAACCGATTACACCATTAGTAGCCTTAAAAAAGTATGGCACATTAAGACTAGCGGCATTAGTATTTAACCTTAGAAGCGAAGGTTATAATATAGTAACTAACAATAAAAATGTAGGTACTAAAAAGAAAGCTAAGTATGTAGCGGAATATTCATTAATCAAAAAATCTAAATAAAATGAGTGAAGTACAAAAAATTGGTGCGTGGGCTAAGGATACTAGCAAAGGAAAAGTAATTAACTTTACTATTAATGGGGTAAGATATTCTATGTGGGAAAATAAGTTTAAGAAGGAACCTAAACACCCAGACTTTCAAATCTATATAGACAACTATGTACCTAAGGCGGTTAACCAACAGGAGGCGGAAGATGCCACAGATTTACCATTTTAATTAATTATTGGTTGGGTGAATAAGAACCACAAAAGCACACATTTTTACTATGACAACTTCACAAGAAGAACTATATAATAGTTACTTAAACTTAAAGAAAAGCTACGAACAAATAAGAATATTAGTTATTAATCAAGGGATTATAAAGGACGATAAAAAGAATAGCCTATGCAACGAGGTAAGCCCGTATAAGATAATAGAGTTAGTAAACGATTCATTTAACGCTAATGTTTATTTGAGGCATAGGAGGCAAAATAACGCATTTGCTAGGAAGGCGGCAGCTTATCTACTAAGAAAGTTTACAAAGCTATCATTGAACGAATTAGCCCCGTTAATTAAAGTCAAAGACCATACAAGCGTAATATATAATAACCAGGCTTGCAAAAACCTAATGGATACCGAAAGGTGGTATAAAGATAAAGTTGAAGATTTAGACCAACAATTAGAAAAATATATAGTATATTTGCAAAAGAATTAATAAACGCTATATAGTATTGGATGTCGCATATCCATTATAAACTTATTAGGGAGGAGGATGACAAGCTAATGCGACTAGCTTTGATTCCGAATCCCTTTTTTTATTTTATGGCAATTTTTAGAAAAGTACACGTAACATTTTGGAGGGATGAATTTGTAGAATCCCTAACACCAGAACAGAAATTCTTTTACATTTATCTTTTAACCAATGATAGGACTACTCAATGTGGTATCTACGAAATAACAAATAAACAAATGTGTTATGATACGGGATACAATGAGGACACTATTAAAAAGCTAATAGAGTTTTTTGTAAGCACTGGTAAAATTAAGTATTCAAAGGATACAAAAGAAATAGCCTTAAAAAATTGGGTTAAGTATAACGACTCAAATAGTCCAAAGGTTAAGGCTTGTATTGATAAGGAGTTATTAAAGGTTAAAAATAGAGTATTGATACAGTATCTATACAGTATGGATACACATACGCAAGAAGAACAAGAACAAGAAAAAGAACAAGAAAAAGAACAAGAAGAAGGGGTTTTTAGTGATTTAGTAATTAGTAACCATGAATTTGAAGACTGGTGGGAATCCTACGATAAAAAGGCTGATAAGGTAAAATCAATTAAATTGTGGAATAAGCTAAAAAAAGAAGAAAAATTATTAGCTTTATCAAAAGTTCTTGAATACGTAGAATCTACACCAGACAAAAATTTTAGGAAAAATCCTTCAACTTATTTATTTAACAAATCATTTAACGATGAAATCATTATTAGAACTAACTACAACGATAGCAAACCAAATTCAGCTGAACGAAGGTTTAACGCAATCGCTTCCCTCCGTTATATCGGAAATGGAGAATAAGATAATACAGGCTTTAAATTCGGAATCTATAAACGATTGTACAAAGATTGTAATAGGGGAGCAACTAAAAACTTGTATTATTTTAAGCGGATGCGTAAGCCCTACGATAGCGGAGTTTCAATTTGCCATAGACTTTGTAAAAACTAATTTTAGAAACTTTAAGCTAAAAGAATTACACACCGCCTTTGAATTATACGCATTGGATAAACTAGAAGTGGATAAACACTTTGGAAATTTTAGCCCTAAGTTTATTGGTGAGGTTATGAATGCCTATAAAAAACAAGCCGTACAGGTTAGAAACATGATTAAACCAATAGATGAAGAAATAATACCTGTAGTTAGTGACGAGGAAATAGTTTCGTTTGCAAGTGATATGTGGTTAAATGGCTCTAGGAACGATTTTAACAAGGTCTATAATACGGATAGGGTCTTTTACATATTAGTAAATAAAGGCGAAATTAAGCCTTCTAAAGAGCAAATAGAGGCAACTATACAAATGGTGCGTGAAGATAACTTGCATAGGATAAATACCATGAGCCATGTAGATGCTAAAGAATTTAGTAAAAAATGTAAAGACCCCGACTTTTTTGATATGCAATGTAAAAAACTTGCCTTAGTGCAATACTTTGAAGCTAAAAATGAAAAAATATCAGATAAAATATAGGGAGTTTGGGAACTTAAAATATTGCTATACAATAGATTTTACCAACTTTTACCTAGAATATGGACTAAAAACAATTATTAAACTAGAAAATCAATTTCATGAAAAAGTGCAACAAATGCAAAAAGCAAAAGGATTATAAAGAATTTCGCAAAGATAGGCGGACAACCGATGGATATTATACCTACTGCCATGATTGCCAAAGAGCCTACCAAAAACAATATGACGCTAATAAAAAAGAAGGAACAATAATAGCTTTTTAATATGACACACGCAAGTTTATTTTCAGGTATAGGAGGCTTTGATTTAGCCGCTGATTGGATGGGTTGGGAAAACCTATTTCATTGCGAATGGAATCCATTTGGTCAACAAGTACTTAAACACCATTTCCCAAAATCAATATCATACAATGACATTACTAAAACAGATTTCACTATTCACAGAGGACAAGTCGACATACTTAGCGGAGGGTTTCCATGCCAACCATATTCAACAGCAGGACTTAGAAAAGGAAAAGAAGACGAACGCCATTTGTGGCCAGCAATGCTTAGAGCAATTCGAGAAATTGAACCAAGTTGGGTTGTGGGCGAAAACGTTCGCGGGCTTGTTAGTTGGGGGGGGGGGATGGTATTCGACGAAGTGCAAACTGACCTGGAAGCTGAAGGGTACGAAGTACTCCCGTTTTTACTTCCAGCTTGTGCCGTTAACGCACCCCACAGAAGGGACAGAATTTGGTTTATTGCCTACTCCGACAAAATCAGATTTCAATCCACGATGGAAAACGAAAAATTGGGAGGGCAATTCGGATTTACCAAGCGTAATGAATGCAATCAATGGAACACGTTCCCAACTAAACCCGCTATTTGTGGAGGAAATGATGGGCTTCCCAATGAATTGGACAATGTCAGTATTTCAAAATGGAAAAAAGAATCTTTAATGGCATACGGAAATGCAATCGTTCCTCAAGTAGCATATCAAATTTTTAATGCAATAGAAAAATATAATGGACATAACCGCAAACGAGTTAACAAAGTGGGCTAAGAAATCCCTAGAGATTGAAGGCATACGATTAAACAGAGTGAACAATATCCCCTGGGGGAAAAGAAAAGGCACCATAGAAAAAGGATGGGCAGACCTTCAGGGGTATAATAAACAAGGTTTGTATGTAGCCGTAGAAGTAAAGAAAATTGGTGACAAAATTAGTTTAGAGCAAAAAGAATTATTAGAAGATATTTGGAAATGTGGAGCATTGGTATTTATTTGCACTGAACAAGATGGAAAACCAATATTAAAAACATGGACAGAAGCAAAATTATTGCCGAGTTATGGGAAAGCAAAGAAGTCAACCTAGCGTTTGCAAAGATGCACCCCGTAGAATTGCAGTATGATTTAAAAGCAGAAGTGTTTTTAGTTATTTGCGAAATGGATGAAGAAAAATTACTAGGTATGTACCAACGCAATGAAATTAAATTTTACATTGTTAGGTGTATGTTAAATATGATTAAGAGTGATAGGTCGGCATTTTGGAAACTATATAGAAACCATAGCGAATATGTGGAACGTGATACAACAGAAAGAGTACAGAATGATATTGAAGCTAAGATGCTTAAAGGCTTTGAGGAAATATATTGGTATAACAAAAAGATATTCGAACTATATACTTATGAATTTGACTGCAACGCTAAGGCTTTAAGTAGGGAAACAAACATACCATATATGTCGATTATACGCAGCTTGAAACAAACTAAAGACCAGATGAAAAAGATAATCCGTAATAACAAAGACTAATGATACAAATAATTTTAACTTCAATATGTGCGACAATATACTTCATTGATGTCAACCGCTTACATTTGCGATGGCATATTAACTTTAAGCCTTTCTCATGTAGTCCATGTTTATCATTTTGGGTGGGAGCAGCACTTTATTTTACACCACAATTAATAGTAGATGTATTAAGCGTAGGATTTATTAGTGGGGTATTAACTACAATAGCTTCAAGACAATTAGAAAAATTATATTAATATGATACAAGAACATAAAGATTTTTTAGTAGAACATTATAATAATTGGGAAACTATCCAAAGCGGGTATATGCGAAACGTAGACATGACCATACTAAGAATGTATGAGCACATTTACAAAACGTATTTAGATAGGAATTTTGTGCTTACTCATTGGTGCTCGGAATGCAAAATGGATATGGTTAAACGTATCTATAAGCTATATGAAAGTTTACCAATAGAAAACCCTAAGATGGAATACAAAGGAATTGAAGTTACAATAGAAACTAAAAAAATAGGTCGTAAACCAAATAAAAAGTAATGGCAAACTATATACACCAAACCGCAATAATAGGGGATAATGTAATACTAGGGGATAATAACTATATTGGTCCTTATTGTGTAATAGGCGAACGTGCAGAACATAAGAAGTATTGGAATGAACAAATAGGCAAAGTAAGGATAGGTGATAATAATATTATTACAGGTTTAGTTACTATTGATGCAGGTACAATAGAAGATACTATTATAGAGAATAATTGTTTTATAATGAAACATAGCCATATTGGACATGATTGTTGGATTATGGATAATGTAACTATAAGTTGCGGAGCAAAGATAGGTGGACATAGTATTATAAAAGAAGATTGCAACATAGGATTGAATGCAGTACTACACCAATTTAGCCATATTAAACGTGGATGCATGATAGGTGCTAGTGCTTTTTTTAAAGGTGAAAGCGAAGAGGAAACAAAGTATGCTGGAGTTCCTGCACGTAAACTAGGTAAAAATATACGCAAATGACACCAAAAGAAAAAGCATTAGATGTATATCATAAAATGCATTATCAAAATCAAATAGTTTCAATAGAAGCTAAACAATGTGCATTGATAGCAGTAAATGAGATAATAAATGCTTACCCACATACATTTGGTTTAAATAAAGAGTATACAAAAGATGGGGAATTAGTTACATCAATTGTGAATATAAGACCAAATATTATTTATTGGCAAGAAGTTAAAAAAGAAATAGAAGCATTATGAAAGTAGCAGTAATACTATTAACATTAGGTCGTAATGATTTAACTAAGCAAGTTATAAAACAAAACTTTTATAATAGTGGTTACGATGCAGATTGTTTTTTAGTAGACAATGGTAGCACTCAAGAAGAATGGGTAGAATTATTTGATATGTATAATTGGCATTTCGCTACCACTATAAAAAATAAAAGAGGGATAGCAGCGGGAGTTAATCAAGGGTTAAGGCTTACAAAGGATTACGATGCCGTATGTATATTAGCAAATGATATACAATTGCCTATCAATTGGCTTAAAGAATTTGTTAACTATTCACAAAAGATACCTAATACTGGCATAATAGGTATTCATTGCGTAGAAGGTTTACCGAGTTTAGAAGATGGAGTTCACAAAGTACATACACCTTTTGGGGATAATTTTATAACTAGGGAGTTAATAGATGCAATAGGTGGATACAATACGGAGTTTGACCCGTATGGTCAACAGGACAAAGATTATGCCGAACGGGCAATACTAGCAGGGTTTACTAATTACTACCTACCTAATATGCGAAGTGAACATATCGGACACGATGTAGGGGATGGTAGCGAATATAGAAAAGCTAAAGATGAAAGCCTACAAAAGTCTAGTGCCGTTTGGGATAAGTACCAACCAATATACCACGAACAAAAACAACTATACATACAACCATGAGAATACTAGCACTAAGTTCTAAGAATAGCGGGGTAGGTTTACATAGGATTATGATGCCTTTGGTACACATGCCTAAGGACTATTGTTTAATTACCGATACACTAAGCGAGGAAATAATAGATAACAACTATGACCTAGTTATTATGAATCGTATGTTAACGGGTGTAACCCCAGAGCAATTAATAGAGTGGCGAAATAAATACAAATTTAAACTAATAGTAGACAACGACGATTATTGGGAACTATCCCCTAGCCATGTGCTATATCAAAGCTATAATAAAAACAATATACCAGGACAGATAATAGAATGGATGAAGATAGCCGACCTATGTACTTGTACCCACGAAAGGTTAGCGGATGAAATAAGAGAATACAATAGCAACGTAGAAATAATACCCAACGCTTTGCCTTATGGTCAAGAACAATTTTTAGACAATAAGATAGAATCCGACATGATTCGTTTGTTTTGGTCGGGTAGTGGCACCCACGAAAAGGATATAGATATACTTCGCAATCCAATGAAGCGTATTAACTTCCCCGTTAAAACGATTATAGCGGGGTATAACGAGGGCGAAAAACCTATTTGGGATAAGATGATAGCTTCATTCACAAACGGACTTAAATTGAATCCTACGATATATAACTACAACGAGGTAACTAAATATATGGCAGCGTATGCGGATAGCGACATTAGCTTAATTCCATTAGTAGATAATAAGTTCAATAACTTAAAGTCAAACCTAAAGGTATTAGAAACAAGTGCAAAACATAACCCCGCAATAGTTAGCCACGTTCACCCATATAAAGGGATGCCGCTTTGTTATATAGATTCGCAAAAGGATTGGTACTATTGGATTAAGTTATTAGTACACGATGAATCCGCAAGGATATGGTATGGCGAAGAACTACATAGGTATTGTGTAAAGCATTATAGCTTAGAGGTCGTAAATAAACAAAGATTAGCTATTTATAATAAATTGATAGGTAATTAATGCAACCATTTATACAAATAGGCAATTTTAGAATAAGCCTTCACCTACTACCAGAAAATATATTACTAGGATTTAATCTAGGGTTTAGCGTAGATGAAGACGGGAACTTTTATAAGTCATTAGTATTCGGTGCAATATTCGTAGCTTTGTCTTTTATAGTATTTGATGAAGAAACATATTAAAATATACTTAGACTACTTTAACCACGAGCAATGGATGCCTTGTGAGGTGTGTGGAAAAACGGGGGTAGACTTTCATCACATAGAATGTAGAGGGATGGGGGGCACAACAAAGGCGGACACAATAGAAAACATTATGCTACTTTGTAGGGAATGCCATTTAGAGTATGGGGATAAGAAACAACACATGGAGTATTTAAAAGATAAACATAAACAATGGCTAAAATAAAAGGGGATAACCAAAAAACACAATTCGGTAAAAGGAAATGTGGCAAGTATAAAAAAAGTAACGGACCAAAGGATAAACCAACAAAGGCTTATAATAGGCAAGGTAAGTAAACAACGAACAATCAACGTATGGCAAACCCAAAATCAATAGCAGGACAAGGATTTCACACACACCCTGAAAGGATAAATAAAGAAGGTAGACCACGTAAATACGTGAGCCTACTTAAAGAGCAAGGATATAAAATATCGGAAATTAACGACGGCATACAGGCTTTAATGTCTATGACCCCAAAAGAACTTAAAGAAGTAGAGAATAACCCAAATGCAACGGCATTGGAATTAACAGTTACTAAGGCTATTTTAAAGTCTATGAGCAATGGTTCTTTATACTCAATGGATACTTTAATGAATAGAGTTTACGGGAAACCTAAGGAGCAAGTAGACATACAAAGCGATAACAAGATAGAAATAGTATTTATAGATGGCAAAACAATATTATAATGAATCCAACGGAAAAGGCGGCAGCACTATTAGTAGAATACAAAACTAAGACAAAGGCAAACGTATATATTAACGAGAAGATAGCACTAGCAAAAGAATTAGGGGTACCTAACAATACGGCTATGGCTTATTGGAATAAAGTGAAGGCGGCTTTAAAAGCTATCTAATGCAGATACTATTACCTAGCCCACATATTAACCAACAAAAGATACTTGAAAACGACAAACGATTTAGAGTTATTATGTGTGGTCGTAGGTTTGGTAAGTCCGAGTTAAGCCAAATATTATCGGTCACCTATGCAAGTCGTGGACTATCGGTGGCATACATTACCCCTACCTATGGACTAGCAAAGGTATTCTTTGGTAAACTAACCGAAGCATTACCATTTCCAAACAACAAAAGTGATTTAAAGATAGCCTTCCCAACGGGTGGCGAAATAGAATTTTTTACGGGGGAACGATTGGATAACTTAAGAGGTAGAAAGTTTCACCTTGTCATAGTCGACGAGGCATCCTTTATCCCCGATTTAGAGAATGGTTGGAATAATAGTATTAGACCTACGTTAACGGATTACAAGGGTAAGGCGGTGTTCCTAAGTACCCCTAAGGGTAAGAACTTTTTTTATAGCCTATTCATGAAGGAGGGGGAAAATGACTGGAGTTCGTTTAAGTTTACTTCATACGATAACCCTTTTATAGACCCACAGGAAATAGACGATGCTAGGATGCAATTACCAGAGGTGGTGTTTGAGCAGGAGTATATGGCTAACCCTAGCGAGAATAGTGCTAACCCTTTTGGTAATGCCTTTATTAGAAGTTGTATTAAGCCTATAAGCAATCAGCCAGTAGTATCGTTTGGTATTGACGTGGCTAAGTCTTTTGACCACACAGTTATCATAGGACTAGATAATAGCGGCAATGTCGCTTATTACGATAGGTTTCAAATGGATTGGCATAATACTAAGGAAAACATTAAGAGGCTGCCTAGATGCCCTATATTAATAGATAGTACGGGTGTTGGTGACCCTATCCTAGAAGATTTGAAAAGGGATGGACTACAAATAGAAGGGCTTAAATTCACTAGCCAAAGTAAGCAACAACTAATGGAGGGACTAAGTACGGCTATACAACAAAGTAAAATAGGGTTCCCAGATGGGGTTATTAAGGATGAATTAGAAGTATTTGAATATGAGTTCACTAAAAGTGGAGTTAGGTATTCGGCACCTACGGGCTTTCACGATGACGCAGTATGTGCATTAGCACTAGCCTGGTCTAATTATAGTATGAAGCGTGGAAATGGTAGATATAGTTTTGTTTAGGTGGTAATTATTTTCTACTAAAGTCCGAATTAGTGGCAAAAATTTTCCATTATCTGTAACATAGTAATGGTTAATTCGGAGTTTGTTTGTAATAGAATTATAAAAAGTTGCTGTACCTAAATTAGAAATATGTGTTTAATTGCATGAAATATCAGGAAAATTCATGCAGTTTTTTAAGTAACTAGAAATATAATTCTATTATAATGTGTTATAAAATGCACTTTCTAACGTGCATTTATCCCTTATAATGCACTTTACTCAATGCAATACGTTAACAAAGATTTAACAAAAATAGTTTGGTTAGTTTGCACTTTATATGTGAATAAGTATTACCTTTGATATATCAAAAACAAAGAACTATGACAACTTTATCAACAAAACTAGCTATCGGGTTTAAATTTCAAGTTCAAGGTAATAACTTTACAAAATTAGTTTGTAATAAAAGCCGTTATATAGATGTAACATTAGTTAATGATTTATTTAATGTAAAGGCTTATACATTAAGAGGTGTTAATGAATTAAAGATTTCAGAATTAAAAGGGGTATATGTTGAAAATTTACAAGAAGCAATTTTAAAAGTATATTAATCTAAAAAAAACAACTATGAACACACTAAAAACTAAAGAACAAAAACAAGCCAAACAATTAGAGGCTAAACTAGAAGCAAGTCAAAAGCAATACGCACTAGAATCTATCCACCCTATATGGTTTTGGATTATAACAATAGGAGCCTTAATTTTAGTATCATTAATAGAAAAACTTTAATACTATGCCATACTCAACTTGCTGCGGAGCCGAAACCGATATGACCGAAATAGATATATGTCCAGAATGTTTAGAACATTGCGACTTCGAAGATGAAGACGAAGACGAAAAAGCAAAGGACGAACAAGACCAAAACGATATGGATGAAACAATGCTAAGAGCAGCAGAAGAAAAACTAAATAACCATGAATAACTACGAACTAAAAGAACTAACTTTAATACGTTGGGAAAACGAAATGTTAATACTCAAGATAGCCAAACTTGAAAAAGCAATAGGCGAACTAGAGTTAAGACTAAGGAAACAAACTAGCGAACTAAAAGAACTACAAAGCGTATAAACATATTAAGCCCTCCAAACATTAATTAAACCAAGGGGTTGGTCGTAATTATCGGGGGGCTTATTAAAAATTACATATATGTCAGCAATGCTTTTAATAATATTTTTTTTAATAGCAATATTAATTCAGTTAAAAACTGATAACGAAAAAAGAAAAAAATACTAACCAAAACAAATAACCTATGAAAACAGCAATACAAGAGTTAATTGAAAGATTAAAAATTCAGGCAAATTCTATTTCAGATAATGACCATATAGAAGATAGATGTTGGAGAAATGGAATTAGACTTTCTTTAAATATAGCAAAAGATTTACTTGAAAAAGAAAAAGAGCAGATATGTAATGCTTATACCGATGGGCTAGAAGGACCATACATTGGAGCAGAAAATTACTACAACCAAACCTATAACCAAAACAAATAACCTATGGATGAAAGAAATGATTATAATTCAATAGCGATACAAACTATTGATAAAGTAACAAGATTTGAAGTAATAGACCATACTAAAAAACAAAGGGGCAGAATAGTTGTAGAGTATGGAGTTAAAGTTGAGGTGTCTATTCAAGATGATGGAAAAACAATGAAAGTATTTTTAACAGACCAAAACAAATAAACTATGTACATAATTATTGGGTTATTATGCCTATCTTTACTATCTATTATTTATATGTACGAAAGTGCAGAGGCAGAAGATGGGGATACAGATTACCAAGACGAAAACTTATTTTAATATGAATTGGAACGATTTAAACGTATGGCAATACCAACAGGTAATAAACGTACTAAGCAAAACGGGATTAGATGACATAGATAGGCGAATGAGTTTAGTAGCTATCCTTAACAACATGACCGAAACACAGGCGGATAGTTTGACTAAGTCCGAGTTTATGGCATTAGAACGTGAACTAGCGTTCCTAGATGAACAGATAGAACATAAGCCTAGTAAATATATTGAGGTCAATGGTAAGCGTTACAAAGCCATTTACGATATAACTAAGATGCCTTTTGCTAGGTATATTGAATCAAAGGTATTTAGTGAAGACTTAATTAACAACCTACATAAGTTAGCCGCTACTATGTTTATGCCACAAAAGCGTACCTGGTACGGGCGGTGGGTTAATGATAAGTACGATGCTAGTAAACACGAACAATACGCCAACGATATGTTAATGGCTAATTTTAAGGATGTCTACGGGTCATTGGTTTTTTTTTATCAAGTATACAGAAATTGGATAGAAATTTCAAAGGACTATTTGGCGAACAACTTGACCAAACAAGGGATGACGATAGAGGAGGCGAAAAAGGCGGTTCAAGATTTATGCATTATTTTGGATGGCAGTATAGCACCAAACTTATTGCCGATTACGAAAACATTAAAGTATCCGAAGCCTACGAGTTAAGTACAATAGAATGCTTAAACGTGCTATCTTATTTAAAATCAAAGAGTGATTACGACAATGAGCAATTAAAAAAAATTAGATAGTTGTTAGTTTTTAGATAAAACAACCCCTGGTGTTTCTACATTGGGGGTTAGTTATTTTAGGACATAACCCTATTTATTGATATGAGCATTAGTAAAGCACAGGCAATAGCAATAGGCGAAGGGTTCCTAAATACATTAGGAGAACAACCTATTAAGGAAGGTGAACTTCCCGTTGTTATGGAGTTACTAAAACAATTTGGCGGTGAATTTATATTACAAGCTAAAAAGAATTTAAGGGCTAGTGGTTCTATTGCTAGTGGTAATATAGAAGATATAAGAATGCAAGTTACTAAGTTTGGCACTTTGTATACTTTGTCTTTGGGCTACCCTATAAGCGAGCCTGCTTCTAAATACTACGATTATGTTAACAAGGGGGTAAAAGGAACGGCTAACATTAAAGCGGATAGTAAAACACCTTATAGCTTTAAGACTAGTAAGAAGTCGGTAAACGTATCAGCTATTGAGGGGTGGTTAAAATACAATAAGTTAAAGTCGGTAGCGGTTAAACCATATAGAAAGCTAGGAGTTGAAACAAAGGCAATAGAATCTAAAAAATCATTGGCATTTGTTATAGCTAGGAGCATACACCGAAAAGGTATGAAGTCAACACATTACTTCGATAACGCACAAAAGGAAGTATTCGGTAAGGAGTTTGCAGATATTATGGTGGCGGCACTAGGTAAGGATATTCAAATTAAAATTAAACAAATAGGTAAAGAAATTAATAATGGCAATAACAATACAAAGTAGCCCAGCACTATACAATAGTATGCACGATGACTTATGGTACGTGGCTAGTTCATCAAACGTAGGGCAGACTTCATTTAAGTTTGTGTACGATGTGTACGTAAACGGGGCACAAGTAAGTAGAACAAAAATATTCCCTAGCCCTAGCGGTGATGGTAGCTATGGTGTGTTTAATAGTTCACCTATGGTTCGTTCATTCGTTACTAACTACTTTGAGCCTAGTGGCAATAGTATTTTAGTGGCTTCTAATGACAAAGTAAAAGTAGATTCAATAGTAAGGATAGGCGAAGAATATACAAGCGGAGGTATTACACTATTAACTACTAACCTAGCTAGTGGCACGTTATCTTCTTATAATTACTATCCTCCTTTGTTTGCGGATATATTGTTTACTAATAGTAATACACCATTAGTGCTATCGGATTACTACGATAATAGCCTAATAGAAAACTTTGCCGATGACTGGTTAACCGAACGTGAGAATGAAAACATAGGGATAGAATACGGGGATAACTTCTATGCTACCTACCTAAGAATAACTACGGGTTCATATGTAGCTAATGTAGATGTAAGAAACGAGGCGGGGGCGGTTATAGATACGGCTAGTGCTAGTATAACCCTAAGCGGTGAAATGAACTTGTTTAACCTTCAATTTGGGCATATAAATACTTGGGCGGGTAGAACATTGATTACACAAAACACCTTCGCTTATGACTTCTATTTAACTAAGGGAGTGGCAATATCTAGGAAGCTACACTTTGTACAAAAGTGCTACCCTAAGTTTAAGCAATACAACCTACACTTTTTAAATAGGCTAGGCGGTTGGGATACTATGAAGTTCGCATTAGTTAATAGAAGGTCTACCGATTTACAACGTGCCTCATATAGAAGGAACGATTACCAATTAAGCGGTAATAGAATGACTAACATAGATAGCTATAATAAGTACAATGAAACTACTTTAAACTACGCTATTCAGCATAAGGATAAGTTCCATTTAATTAGTGATTGGGTAAGCTATCAAGACTACGAATGGTTGGGGCAATTAGTAGCAAGTTCAATATGTTATATGGAGGTGCAAGGTGCATACTTCCCTATTACAATTAGTTCTAATACATACGAATACAAGGTAAAAAATAGTGATAAGCTATTTAACTTTGAGATTGATATAGAAGTAGGTAAATATGTAACAAGCCAATTTAGATAATGATAAGTACAGAAATATATATAGAGGATTACAAGTTAGATTTATTACAGGATATAAGTACGGAGTTTACATACACAATAGACGATGTGGCAGATTTTGGTAGTAAAAATACTAGCTATTCAAAAACTATTAGCCTATCGGGAACGGCAAAGAATAACCAGATATTTGGTTTTGTCTTTGATTTAGGCAATGGTAACCTTAGCGACAATGACCTACCAAATGTTAACTATAACTACAACGCTAGTAAGGCGGCCCAATGTAGAATCTTTATAGATAAGGTACAGATATTTAAGGGTACGTTAAGGATATTAGAAATACTAATAGATAAGGAAACGATTGAATATCAATGTAGCGTATTTGGTGAACTAGGAGGGCTTATAACTTTAATAGGTAATAAACGCTTAGAAGATTTAAACTTTGATGCTTATGACCACGTATATAATTTAAACAATATTACTAAGTCATGGGATGAAACGGGGGATAGAGGTACTACATTAACGGGAACGAATCCTACTTTTGGTAGTGGGTATTATTACCCTTTAATAGATTATGGGTTTACTACAACGGGGCAGGTAGTATCTGCTAATAAGGTAGACTTTAACCTACTTGCATTTAGACCAGCTTTGTTTGTTCGTGAGTATATGGATAAGATTATTAAAGATACGGGGTATACATATGAAAGTGATTTTTTTGACACCGAGTTATTTAATAGATTGATTGTACCTAATAACCAAATAAGGCTTTATAAAATGGCCACTACTTTGTTTAGGTCATTGGCTAAGATTAAGAATTATTTAATGGCGGAGTTTATAGAGTTTAATATTTCTTTACTAGGTGATTTTACAACCGATGGGCTAGGTACAACCTTTACTTATACAGGTTCCCCTATTACTGCTAACTTGACTTTAAGTTTAACGGGAATTGTTGGTAATATTAACCCAGCGATTGATTACGTTATTATAAACATATACAAAAATGGTGTTTCAATAGGTGCTAGGATTGTTAATGTTAATTACACACCATATCCGTTTACTAGGATTATAAGCGTAAGCGGTGTTAACATTACAAGCGGTGACCAATTCAATGTTTTTATTCAAGGTGATTATTCAAATCTAAGTATAAGCGGCGGATATTTTAATATCGATTCTTCAGTGCCTACACAAGTACCTATTAGCTTAGACGATAACGTAGTAATAAAAGACACTATCCCAAAGGGTATATTTCAAAAGGATTTCTTTTTAAGTATTGCTAAAATGTTTAATCTGTATATCTATGACGATATATTTAATGATAACAAACTATACATTAAACCTTATGTAGACTTCTACGAAACTACTTCTGCAACGGCAGTAGACTGGACTAACAAAATAGATAGGTCTAAGCCGTTAAGTATTAAGCCAATGAGTGAACTAAACGCTAGATATTACCATTATAAATTCAAACAAGACAATGACTTCTATAACGAAAACTATCGTAAAAAATATAACGAAAGCTATGGTGACAGGATATACGATACTACTTTTGATTTTAGTAAAGATACGGATTCTTTAGAGGTAATATTTGCACCTTCTGTATTGTTTCAAGGTGTAGGTACAGATAAAATTTATCCTGCTATCTATAAAAAGTCAAATAATAATACCAAAGAAGATGCAATGGATAGCGTAATAAGAATATTACAAGCCCAAAAAAGAACGGCTACTTCATGGTATATTGTAAAAGGTGATGGAAGTGGTAATTTATCTAGTGCATTAACTACTTATGGTTATGCTGGACACTTACACTTTGACGGGTCAAATATACCTGACAACGATATTAATTTCGGTGCACCTAAAGAACTTCAATTTAATGTTAGTAGCTATCCTAGCACTAATTTATTCAATGCTTTTTATAGTAGTTATATGGCTGAAATTACTAATAAAGATAGTAAGCTATTGACTTGTAATGCTTTATTAAATAGCTTAGATATATTTAACTTAGATTTTTCTAAGTATGTATGGATAGACGGGGTACTATTTAGACTTAACAAGGTTGAAGGATTTAACCCTATGGAATATAACACTACAAAAATCAATCTTTTAAAAGTAATAGAAACAACATATTAATTATGGCAGAAGAAACAATAGGCTTAAAAGTCAAAGTAGATACGGGCGGTGCCGATGCCTCAATGGGTTCGTTAAAGAAACAATTAAAGGAAGCACAAGCGGACGTACAAGCGTTATCGGATAAGTTCGGTGCTACTTCTAAGGAGGCTATTAATGCCGCTAAGAGAGCAGGTGAACTTAAAGATAAGATAGGTGATGCGAAAGCCTTAGTAGATGCCTTTAACCCCGATGCAAAGTTTAAAGCCTTAACCGCTTCACTTAGTGGTGTAGCTGGTGGCTTTGCTGCCGTTCAAGGTGGTATGGCATTATTAGGTAATGAAAGCCAAGATGTACAAAAAGCATTATTAAAGGTGCAAAGTGCTATGGCATTATCGCAAGGCTTACAAGCCGTAGGTGAAAGCATAGATTCATTTAAGCAATTAGGGGCGGTTATAAAGAATCAGGTAAGCGGTGCATTTGGTACACTTAAAGGAGCCATTGCCGCAACGGGGATAGGTTTATTGGTCGTAGGTGTAGGTTTATTAGTGGCTAACTTTGATAAGGTTAAGGAAACATTAGTTAGATTATTTCCAGATTTAAGCAAGTTTGGTGATTATGTAATGAATATAGTTAATGCCATTACAGATTTCGTAGGTATTACAAGTGAGGCTGAACGTGCTAATGATAGATTAGCTGCTTCTTTAACTAAAAGCAATGAGGCATTAGATAGACAAATTAAAATATTAGAAGCACAAGGTGGTAGAGAAGAAGAAATTTATAGGCTTAAACGTGAAAGAATACAAAATCAAATTAAGTTATTAAATGATGCTAATGATAAGGAATATAAAGGAAGGGCAGATTTAAACGCTGAATTAGAAATATTAGATATACAAGAAACTAATAGATTAAATGCCGTTAATGATAAAAGACTTGAAGATAGAGCCGCTGCATTAGCAAAACAAACCCAATTAGAATATGATGCTATTATAAATGAATATAATTTAACTAAGGTTGCTAGGGATAAAATAGGTAGACAAGAAATTATTGACCTAGAACAATTACGCATATTTCAAGATGAAGAAAAAGCTAGAATAGAACAAGAATCACAAGATAGAGCAGATTCATTAACACAAGGATATTGGGGTAAAAGAGCAAATGCACAAATATCACAATGGGATTTAGAAGCATCAAATGATAAACTTAATAAACAAATATTATTAAGTTCACAAGAACAATTTGAAAATGCTAAATGGAATATTGTAATGCAAGGTTTAGACCTTTTACAACAATTATCTGGACAAGGTACTGCCGTTGCTAAAACCGCTGCATTAGCACAAATAGCAATTGATACTGGTCGTGGATTTGCAAATGGTTTAACTATTGCACAAGAAGGTTCAAAGGCTTTAGGTCCTGCTGCTCCATTTGCTTTTCCTATATTTTATGCTACTCAAATAGCTGCCGTATTAGGAGCAGTTGGTAAGGCTAAAAATATTTTATCACAAGTTCCAGGAGGTGGAATGGGTGGTAGTAGTGTATCTGCTCCTTCAATTTCTAGGTCTGCACCAATGGCACCTAATTTAACACAAGCTGCACCTACGACATTAAGTCAAGGAACTATTAACGACATAGGAAACCAAGCTATTAAAACTTATGTAGTTGAATCGGATATGACAAGTAACCAACAAAGAATAGCTGCAATACAACAAAGAGCAAGATTTAGTTAATATTAATAAAATACCTATTTATGATTATGGATTTACCATTATATATGCTAGAAATATCAGACGATGTAAACGACGATGCAGAAGTATCGTTTGTAGCATTAGTAGATAGACCTGCAATTAAAAAAAATTGGAATGCTTTTAAAGACATACAGAAGTTTGAGATTATTAGTGAGGATAAGCGTATTATTAGCGGTCCTATTATGTTGGCTGATTCTCCAATCTATCGTCGTGACGATGTGTATGGTGAGTATTACGTTGCTTTTTCTAAGGACACTATTGTTAAGATTGTACAAAAGTTTTTCAAGAAAAGATACCAAAGTAATATAAACTTAGAACATAGCCAAGACTTTCAAGTAGAAGGGGTTACTATGTTTGAATCATTTATTAGCGACAAGGATAGAGGCATTATGCCTATGAAAGGTTTTGAAGATGCACCAGAAGGTAGTTGGTTTGGTTCTATGTTCGTAGAGAATGACAAGGTATGGAGTGAAATAAAGGACGGCACCTTCAAAGGATTTAGCGTAGAGGGCATATTTAATTACCTACCTAAGACTAAAAAAGAAGATGTTATTATGAATGAGATTTATAAAATCTTAGATGCAGTTGACTTTGGTGGACCAGGTAGTGGCAGAGTTTCTGAAGGTGGGGGTAATGATGAAGCAACGAGAACTGATAGTGCTATAAAAGAAGTTTCAATAGAAGATAAAGATGTTAAAGATTTAGTTTCAAAAGCACAAGAATCAGCACCAGAAATAGATAAATTAGGTAAAGACTTAGCCGAAAAATATGGTGCAGTAGTTACACCCGTTAATATGAAATCGGCAGATTCTATTGTAAGAAAAACAAATACTGAAGAAGGTGGTAACTTAGATAATATTAAAGATGCAGTTAGGAATACTATAATAACGGATGACGCAAACGCAATGAAAAATATTCTAAAAGATTTAAGCAATGACCCTAGAGTAGCTAATGGTAATGGTAGAATTAAGGTACAATCACATGAATCTAATCCATTGGGATATAGTGGTAATTTAGTTAATATAAAGACTTCTAATGGGCTTACTGCTGAAATACAAGTAAATACACCTAAAATGATATATGCCAAAGAAAAGCCAGAAAATGCTAAAAGAATATTAGGTGAAGCAAAGTATAATGAAATTGCTAAAAAAGTTGGGATTGAAGGCGGCAAAGGACATGACCTATACGAACAATATCGTACATTAGATAGTGTTAAAGACGTTAATAAAAGAACGCAAATAGAAAAAGAATCAAAAAAGTATTATAGTAATTTTTTGTAATAATCAAATAATATTAGTAAATTGTGTATATGAGAAATGAGAATCTACTTAATCAAATCGTCAATGGTGAAGAAATTTACTTTGAAAATAGTTTTGAAGAAACTGCTTTTAGAAATCTTCCAGGCGGTGGGTATGAAGCAAAACAAAAAGGAAATGCACCATATAAGGTGCAAGGGAAACCAAACAAATTAGTTGATGCGTGGTTAGAAGGAAAAATGCTTAGTAAAGCAGAGTATGAAAAATACTAATTAATTTTCCTTTTAAATAAAGTATTTCAAGTTTATTAGATAATAATTTATTTGACTTAGAGTATATAATTTTGAATTTTTTTGATTCATTTATATACTTTTTTAATTTATGGTAGTTTCTATTATTGATAGATTCTTTTACATTACATATCCTATCACATAACTTAACTATTGAAGCAATTTCATTTTTAGATATTTCAATATAATAATTTTCTAATGATTGTTTTTTGGTTAATAGTTCAACACTATTATAAACCTTATTATTAATTTGTTTTATTTTATTTATATCTATTGAAGTATCTTCTATAATATCATGTAATGCAGCAACAGATAGTATAATATCCATTTTAATACCTTTAATATTCTTTTTATTACAAAATTGTTCTGCTTCATACCATACATTTAACAAATGGTATAGATATGGTTTTGTGCCATACTGCTGATACTTATGGTATTCAGCAGCTAAGGCAAGTGAATTATATTTAATTTTATTCATATTTATTTTTTAAGCGTACCAGCTAGAATAAATACCAGTTTCACTATTAGTATAATTGCAAAAGCTACCATGTTTAGCCTTTATGTAATAACTAACATTCTCATTATAAACTGAAACAAGTACTTTTTTTAAGATTGGCTCACCTTTAAATTCATTAACTGTTGGTTTAACATTGCAACACATAAAACCTTCAGTATTTTTAACACTATAAGAATGAATAGGCTGAATCTTTATAGACTTTTGTTTTGATTCAACAACTTGGTAAAAATCAATGTTAGTCTGGTCGTATCCCCAAGAATTGTAAATAATGTTACCAACTTCGAAGTTATGTTTCATATTGCTTTGTGCTTCTTTCTTTTTAGCTTTTCTTTCATTCTCACTATTAACATTAATAGCAACCCTAGAAACCCATTCAGTACAAAATTCTACCATTCTTTCAATACTTCTGAATCTATAATTAAATAAAGGCTTAGGGAATCTTGATTTACTTTTGATTCTCATACAACAGGCAGTGATAATAGGTTCATTTTTGATAGAAATTTGAAATCCTAATGCCTCATACTTTTTGATTAAATTTTTCATATTTGTTAGTTTTAGTTTATTAGATAATTTGTTTATATAATTCAGAACTTTTCATTTTTGTTTCAAGAAAGAACCATTTTAATTTGCTTATTAAAACTTCATTAAAGTGAGATTCATTTTCAAAGGCATTAGTAACAACTGAAAGACCTTCATTAATGCCATGAGTAAAATTTTCAAACTCAAGAAAAAACCCATACTCATTAGGAGTTTTAGAATATTCACTAAATAACTCTTGAAATGCTTCTGAATTGTGACCGATGTAACCTAGATTGTAATAATTAACTTTTTTCATAATTGTGGTTTTAAATTTTTATTTTGTTTCTCTCTCTCAATGACTAAACAAATATACACAGGTTATTTACATTTTCCAAATATTTGTTATGAATGGTAAATATTAAGGATAAATGGTATTTTTAAAGAAATGTCTATCCTAAGTGATAATATAGATACATTTTTGGTATTTAAAATAAATAATTACATGAATCCAAAAGAAGCATTACAGAAAATTAAGGCTTTGTTTGAGGATATGCCAATAGAACCAAAGGTAGAAGCTGCTCCTGAAGTAGTTACACCTGAAGTTACTAAAGTCGAAATGGCGGAATATTCTTTAGCAGATGGCACAAAGGTTATGATTTCAGCACTAGAAATAGGCGGTGCAGTTACATTAGAAGATGGCACACCTGCTCCAATGGGTGAGCATATTTTAGTTGATGGTACTAAAATCGTAGTTGATGAAATGGGTATTATCGTTTCTATCGAAAGTCCAAAAGAGGAAGTTATCGAAGAACTATTACCTGAAGAAGTTATGCCTGAAGTTGCACCAGTAGAAGTACCAGTTGCAGCGGGTGAGGTTGAAGACTTAAAGATGAAGATTAGTGAATTAGAACAAAAGATTAGCGAGTTAGAGAATAAAGCAAAACAAGGCTTTGCACAAGTAGCTGAATTAATAGAAGCACTTTCAAACGCACCACAAGCTGAACCTACTCAAAAATCTAATGTTGGTTTTTCTAGTTTAGTATCTACTCAAGATGTTAAGCACGAAAGAATCGAGAAATTTAGAAACGCAATTTTAAACAATAAAAAATAAATAAACATGAGTTTTAATGTAAGTACATTAACGGCATATACAAAAGAGAACGAAGCCTTATTGGTAACTTCTTCTGTATTAGGTGCTAAAACTGCAACTTTGATTCAAAGTGCAGGTAACGTTATGGTAGGTGTAAAATCTGCTGAAACAATCAATATTATAGAAACAGATGCAGTATTTCAAGCAGGTGGAACTTGTGGTTGGAATGCTAGCGGTGCTACTTCTATTACTCAACGTCAAGTAACTGTTGGTAAGATTAAAGTACAAGAGTCTTTATGTCCTAAAACATTAGAGTCTGTATACTTACAAAAAGCATTACCTACTGGTTCTACTTACGATTCAATTCCTTTTGAGCAACAATACACCGATAAAAAGGTTAAGACTATTGCTGCACAATTAGAAACTGCAATCTGGCAAGGTGATACAAATAGCGTAGATGTAAACAAAAACAAATTTGACGGATTAGTTAAATTAGTTGGTGCTGCAAGTGGTGTAGTTGCCGCAAACGCTTCAACTTACATTAGTGGTGCTCCTTTGAGTTCTATCACTTCTGCTAACATTATTTCTATCTTAGATGGTGTTTATGCTGCTATACCTGCAAAGGTTGTTGCTGCTGATGACATGGCTATTTTCGTAGGTCAAGATGTATTTAGAACTTACACTATTGCTCTTAAGAATGCTAACCAATTCCATTACTCTTTTGATGGCAAAGCTGATAGCGAGTTCGTATTACCTGGTACTTCAATTAAAGTAATTGCTGTTGCTGGTCTTAACGGAACAAACAAAATTTACGCAATGCGTTTAAGCAATATGTTCTTAGGAACAGATTTGTTGAACGAAGACGAAAAGTTTGAAATGTTCTTCGCTAAAGAAGCTGACGAAGTAAGATTCGCTGCTGAATTTAAAATGGGTGTGAATATTGCATTCCCTGACGAAGTTGTAAAATTCGTTTACTAGATATTATAGGGAGGTGAAATATCCTCCCTTTTTTTAACAAAATAAAATAAATATTATGGCGTGTGCATTAACACAAGGATATGTATTAGACTGCCGAGATTCCTTAGGCGGGATAGTAGAAGTTTATTTTATGGCTTTTCAAGATGTAGCTACTACAACTGAAGCAAGCGGTGTAATTACTGCTTTGACTAAAGATGCTGGTAAGCGTTTTTATAAATATGAATTACCTAAAGGTACTGCCGCTTTGACTGAAACAATCAATAGCAATGTACAGAATGGCACTTTATACTATACACCTGAATTGACTATAATCTTAAACAAACTACAAGCTAATACAAGAAACGAAATTTTATTATTAGCGAAAAACCTTTTGGTTGCGGTAGCTAAAGATAACAATGGTAAATATTGGTACTTAGGAAAAGATAGAGGATTAGATTTAACTGCTGGTTCTGGTACTACTGGAACTGCCGAAGGTGATAGAAGCGGATATACTTTAACTTTTGCTGGTGCTGAACCTGCATTAGCCCCTGAAGTTAATTCTACTGTTGCTGGTCAATTAGAAACCCCAGGTTCTTAGTTGTAGTTTTTCATAGTGTTGCCCCTATTCCTTAACTGGTTTAGGGGCTTTTTGTTTCTATTATGTAAACATTCACATATTTACTATTTATTGGTATGATACAATTAACAAAGGGTGCTACTCAAAATATCATATTAACATTGACCGAAAAGGCTACAACCGCTTCGCCTATATTTTTATTTGTATTTACTAATAGAAGTAGTAATGAGGAAGTTAAATTTATTAAGGCTAATAATTTAGACATAAGTCCTTATAAAGAACGTTACGATAAGTTTAGTATAGTTACTAATACTTATTTTTCTTCTAGCCTAGAGGGGCAATATACATATAATGTATATCAAAATAGTAATAATAGTAATTTAGACCCAACGGGTTTAGTATTATTAGAAACGGGCATTATGGAACTTAGCGGATTGCCGCCAATGGAATATACGCAACACACAACTAATGACATATATAAAATAAGACAATGATAGATTTAAGAGTTTTAACATTTGCGGAAGCCCAACAACCTAAATTTCAAGAAAAGAAAGGTAGTGAAGGCGGTTATATTAAATATGGTGAGAATAACGATTACCCAGAATATTTAGTAGACCTATATAATAAGTCACCTAAACATGGTGCTATTATAAAAAGTAAGGTTCACTATATTACGGGCAATGGTTGGATAGGTGGCGAAGATGCTACTAGCTTTATAGAAAACGCTAATAGGGTTGAATCCTTAGACGATATTACTCGAAAGGTAACTTTGGATATTGAACTATTTGGAGGGGCTTATATCGAGGTTATTTGGGATTTAACGGGTACTATTAGTGAACTATGGCATATTGATTATACTAAAGTTAGAACTAACAAAGACAATACACAATATTGGTATAAGGATGATTGGAAGGATAACAAAGTTAAGCCCGAAATATTACAAGCGTTTAATCCTAAGATTGCCGATAAGACTAAGCAAATATTGTACGTAAAAGAATATAGACCTAATATCGGTATCTATGCTTTGCCTTCATACTTCGCTGCACTTAACTATATCGAATCCGATATTGAAGTATCTAAGCACGTTTTAGGTAATGCACAAACAGGGTTTAGTGCTAGTAAGTTAATTACTTTGCCTAATGGTGAGCCACAAGATGAAGAAAAAAGAAAGGTAGACAAGTCTATTAGGAATATGTTTAGCGGTGCCGATGGTAAAAAGTTTATGATTGCCTTCGTTAACGATGCTACTCGTAAACCTATTATAGATGATTTAGGAGCAAGTGACATAACAAAAGAAGATTTCGCAAAGGTGGATAGCTTAATCCAAACTAATATATTTAGTGGTCACCAAGTTACTACTCCTTCGATTATGGGTATTGCGGAGGCTGGTAAATTAGGAAGCCGTACGGAAATGAGGGATGGCTACGAAATATTTAAAAACACTTATATCAATGCTAAACAAATGCATTTAGAAAGTGTATTTAATATGTTAGCAGCGTTTAAGAATATCACTAGTGAGTTAAAGATAGTATCTACCGACCCGATAGGAATAGAATTTAGCGAGGCTACAATAGTAAGCGTAGCACCTAAGGCATGGATAATTGAAAAATTAGGTATCGATTTAACTAAATATGAAACACCTACTAGTGAAGTTCCTCAAGAAGCATTAAGCGTTAACGAACATATCAAAGGGTTAAAGGGTAGGGAGTGGCAGAATATGCAGCGTATAGTTAGGGAGTTTAATAAAGGTAAGATTACACGTGAACAAGCTATGGGGATGTTAAAGAGTGGATATGCTTTGAGTGATGAAGAAATAGCAACGTGGTTAGGTAGTGAGGAAGTAGACGCACAATTTAGCGAAGATAGTTTCCAAGTGTTCTATGAATTTGGTGAAGACAAGGCTAACTATAATATATGGAAAAGTAAAAAGAGGTTTAGCGACGATAGCGACTTACAATTATTTGCAGATGTTAGCCAATTAGAATCTAATGTATTAGACCAAATAGCAAAGCAAAAGGATATAACACCAGAAGTTATTGCGGAGGTTTTAAAAGAAGATGTAGATACTATTAATGCTATCCTTAAAGACTTAGAAGAAAGGGGATTAGTTAAAAGTACAGAGTCTAAAATAGGCAAAGGCATTGATTCTAATATACTTGTATCTAGGAAATTAACTTCGCCACTAGGTAAGATTGTGGAAAAGGTTAAACCCGAAACAACTGAAATACTAGTACGATATTCTTATGACTGGAAGGCAGGGTTTAGTAATGCAGATAAAAGCAATAGCCGACCTTTTTGTGTAGCTTTATTAGATGCCAATAGATTGTATTCTAGGAGTGATATAGAGTCAATGAGTGCACGTTTAGGGTATAGCGTTTGGGATAGAAAAGGCGGTTGGTATACAATACCTGGTACTAATACACATAGTGAATCATGTAGACATGAGTGGCGTACAAATATAATCACTAGAAAAAAATAAAATAATGAGTGCAAATACACTATTCATATCGGTACAGAATATAAAAGACAGGACAGGTTTACATTCCAATGTAGATGAAAAGTTAGTTAACCCAGAAATTAAAACTTCACAAGATATGTATATCTTACCTACTTTGGGTAGTGGGTTATACAATCGTTTACAAGCGGGTATCGTAGCTAATAATTTAAACGCTGATGAAGTTATCTTATTAGATAACTATTTAGCGGATTGTATTATTTACTTTGTAATGGCTGAACTACCTATCGGTTTATCGTATCAGTTCTACAATAAAGGCTTGTTAAGAAAGGGCGGTGAGAATACCGAAAACCCTTCTATGCAAGATATGATTGATGTGGCTAATAGATATAGAGCAAGGGCGGAGTTTTATAAAGAACGAATGATTAAATTTTTACAAGAGAATCAAATTAAATATCCTACATACCTAGACTTCGGTAGCGGCTTAGATGCTATCCAACCCGATAGAAGCGGTTATTCTTCGTCTATTTGGTTGGGTGATGAATATAGTTGTTCTAAGAGTTTAGAAGAAAAGTATCAGGGCAAAAACGGAACGTGTTAATGAGCCAGAAAGCTAATTTAAAAAATCAGAATAAACTTAAGGTTTATTTATCAAAAGTAAAGAATGACATTAAACCAAGTGGTGGCACAAATAACGGAAATAGGGGAACAACACCTTCAAATTAATACTACTTATTTTGGGGATGTTTGGGAACGATTAAGTAATGGTGAGGTAACTTACCCTGCAATGTTTTTTTCTTTAACGGGTGCTACTTTATTATCTAAGCAATTACAATACAATTTTTCTATATACTTAATGGATAGAATGTTAAGTGAGGAAACAAACGAAACGGATGTATTAAGTGACATGAATAGTGTAGGGCAGGACATTGTGGCTTTGCTACGTTCACCATATCAAACATGGATTATCGGTGAAAATGCTAGTATAAGTTATTATACCGAAAGCGACCCCGATTATTTGGCGGGAATTAAAATCGACATTACATTAACCTTACCTTCTATAAATAATAGATGCGTTATACCTACAACATAAACTATGGAAAGTAAAAAAATAACACAATTAGCGACAGAGGTTGCACCATTATTAGACGATTTAACTTTCATAGGTGACCCAATAACGGGGCAGTTAAAGAAGGTTACTTTGAATCAAATAGCATATATCTTTGGTGCAGGTTCAGCGTGGGGTACTATTACGGGTACATTATCTAACCAAACGGACTTACAAGCTGCTTTGAATTTAAAAGTACCTTATACAGGTGCGACGGCTAATGTTAACTTAGGCGTTCGTGCATTATTAGCACAAAACATTGTTGTTGGACAAACTTCAACACAAGGGTATATTCATTTTAAAACAGGAGGTCCAACTGCATTATCAGCAGATACTTCTCAAGCACCATACGGAACTAATGGTATGATTTATAGTTTTGACCAAACAGGCGGAAACTATAAGCAATTTATTTTAGATTCATCTTTGTTAACTAATAATATTATCAGGACATATTCAATGCCTGATGCAAGTGGTACAATTGCTTTAGTTGGTGGTAGTGGTGTAGGAACAGTTACAAGTGTAGCATTAACTGAATCAGGTGATTCTTTAACGATAACAGGAAGTCCTGTAACAACAAGCGGAACTATAAACATAGGCTTTGCAGGAACTAATTTGCAATACATAAACGGAGCAGGAAACTTGACAACCTTTCCGATATTAACAGGTTATGTTCCCTACACAGGTGCAACTGCAAATGTTGATTTGGGTACTTTTAATTTGACTGCTGATGTTATTACAGGTGCAACAGGTTCTTTTGCATCAAATGGTGGTAGTGATACATTTGCTATTAATCATTCAAGCGGTAGCGGAATTGCTTTGAATATTACTAAAGGCGGTAATGGCGAAGGATTATACATAAACAAGACAAGTGGAAGCGGAAACGCAGCAACGATAATAGGTACATTAAACGCAACTACTTTAGTAAAGAGTGGTGGCACATCAAGTCAGTTCTTAAAGGCTGATGGCACAGTTGATTCAACTGCTTAT